GCCAGGATCCGTGCGATCAGCTTGATGCGCATCTGCGAGGCCGAAAACACCTGCGCCACCGCGGTTGCCGACTGGTTCTGCAGCGCGTCGGCATCGATGCCCTGGGTTTGCTTGGAAAGGCCGGTACGGCTCTCGAGCTCGGCGTCGAGATATTGCAGCATCGGATAGATCGACGTGGTGATGTCGGGCACCACCTGCCAGTTCAGCCCGCCCGGCGTCTTGGTGCGCACCACGCCGCCCGGGCGCGACACCAGGAGATCGTCGAGCGTGTTCGGGCCGGCATTCGCTTCCGAGACTTCGACGCGCGGATTGTTGTGGAGATAAAGATTGTCCAACGCTCCGCGCTTGAGCGCCGTCTTCTCCCGCTGCAGGGGCATCACCAGGTCGGCGATCGAGCGGCCGAAGAAGCGATGGGTCACCGGTACCGGCGTCGTTGCGGCGAATGGGATGTCGTCGAAGGGTGTGATGCAGTCCTTGCCGTCCTTGCGCAGGATTTCGCCCTGGTCGCCGCCGGTAACGACCTGGTAGAGGCAGGGACGGCCGTCGCCTTCGTAGTCCATCCGCACATAGTGCTCGGTAATACGAACCAGTCGCGCAGCCGGATTGGCGTCGCCTGATGTCGCCCAGAAATGCTCCTCCACCGTATCGCGCGCCAGCGTCTCGATCTCGGTATTTCCGGTGTAGTCGGACAGCGACTTGATCTGCTCGGCGTCAAACCCTTCCGCGATCAGTTGCGCCTCGGTCTTGGTGACGACCTCGTGGAAGCAATAGTTGCAGTCGCAAATCGCGCGCGCGCCGCGCTCGATGCCGAACTCTTCCGGCGGCACGCCCATCACCCGCGCCTGCGCAAGTTTGCGCGTGGTGACGATGGTGACGTCATGCGTGGTCGGAGCCGGCACCGGTAGCGCCGGCGCGGCAGGCAAGGAAATGACCATGTGCTTGAACTCTTCGGAAGATGAAGGCAGTTTCGGAAAAGGCCCGGCGCGCGGCCTACCGACCGGCGCCCGGGTTGTTGCGCAGATGGTCCTGGATCAGGCCGAGCAGTCCGCCCGGTGGCGGCTGATCCGGGTTCACGGGATCGATGTGACCCGCGTCAATCAGCATGCCCAAAATGCCGCCTGGCTTGGCTTGCGAGGCAGCCGGCGGATAGGGAATTGGAGGCGCGCGCATTACGAATGCTGATGCAGGAGGTTCACCGATGGTTGCACCGTTCGAACTTCCGCTAGGCCTGTTCGCATCAGTCGTCGGATCTGGAGCAGTGCCGACCGTGGCGTCCCAGCCGGCCATACCTCCGCCGAGCGGATTTTGCGCTCGCGAGGCCAACACGCTGACCGGTGCCTGGCTCGGCCGGCCGACGGCTCCGACACCACTTTGCAGGCGTCGGGCGAACGGCGAGAGTTCGTCCCGAGGACCCATCGCAGGTTGGACAAAGCCATACTTGATCAAGAAATCCGCGATTTGCTGAGGTGTCGCAGTATAGGTGGTGCTTCGGGAGGCGCCGACGGAATTGCTCAGCCCGGCCTCGATCGAGGACACCTTGTTCTTTGTTGGCTGAGGAATCCCGTTAACGCTTGGAATACTCGTGTTGACGGTGACGGAAGGCAACACAGTCGAAACGTTCGAGTTCGTTCCCCAGCCAAGGGAATCGCCTGAGGTCATTCCATCTCGTCGATAGACCAGCCCTCCATTGAAACTCCCCAAAGGCGGGCCGAACCTCCACACGTCCTTGCCCCGCCCATACATACCAGTAAACGTCAACGGGGGAGCCGTCTGCGAACCCGGATTCCAATAGTACGTGCCGCCGATCCCCACCATCCCGACGCGCGGAATCGATGGGGTCCATGACAACGAGATGCCATCGGGCCACCGTACCCTACCTTCTGCCATTACTCTCTCCCGAGTAGAAAATCTTGTCCGAACCTGTTAGCTGGTGAAGGCTCGTGGAGCCAGCGCGATGGCGCTGATGCTCGTTGGTGAGCTGAGGAGGGACCATGCGAATGCGCACTTGGTTCTCTGACCAGGCTCGGTCGCGCGAAAAGCCGAGGAGAAAAATGACTTACTTCGCCTTCTCTCTCGTCCCATTATGGTTTCTTGGACTTATCTTTTTCGCCGGACGAGCGTTGAACTTCACCCGGCTGGTCCTCAACAACCTAGCTCCCGGAGAACGCTATTTTGGATCCGCAGATTTCAGCGCCTTTCATGTGCGCTACCAGATCAACGCCACCACGATCGAGCATGAGAAGCTCACCGAAGCCGGCCGACAATATCAAAAGCGTGCAATTCGCAACCAACGCATGATGATTGCGTGGGGCGTTTGCGGATTCATCCTGATTGCAAGCCTGCTTTCACATATTCGGACGTGATGAAGCCTTGGTGTTTCGGATTCTCAGGTGTCGTTCCCGCACTCCGCACCAAAACGGGCAGTATCCATCGTGCGAACTGCGATCCGGCATGAACGCCTGAATATGGACGCGGAGTTTCTGCGGCTTCATCCTTGTTGTCGGTTTCATCTTGTTGTCCTGTCAACGCGACCTGACCCCATTACTTTCCAGTGCTTTGCCGGCTGCTGCGAACACCGTCAGGTGAATGAGATCGTCGCAACATGAGGATGGGATTGGAACGAGGTCGGCGTGTCGCCTAGCGGTCGGCACCCGGGTTGTTGCGCAAATAGTCCTGGATCAGGCCGAGCAGTCCGCCGGCGGGCAGTTGACCCGGATCCACCGGATCGACGTGGCCTGCGTCGATCAGCATGCCCAAAATGCCGCCGGGCTTGTCTTGCGCGGTTGGAGGCAGATAAGGAACGGGAGGCGGATGCGTTGCGAGGATTGATGCCAATGGCCGACCGACGGGCCCAGCGCTCGGACTTGCATTTGGTCTGTTCGCATCAGCGGTCGAGCTTGGACCTGCGCCGACAGTGGCGCCCCAGCCGGTCATGCCATCGCCAAGCGGCCCCTGCGACCGCGTGCCCAAGAATTTGACGGGCGGTTGCGTCGGCTGACCGACCGTTGCAAGGCCGCTCTGCAAGGATCGCTCGAATGGAGAGAGTTCGTCCTGGCTGCGCGTCGCGGGATGGAAGATAAATCTGTTCAGGAAATCGGCGATCTGCTGAGGAGTGTAAGTTTGCGTGACGGCAAAGCCCGGCAAGCCCGCGCCAGCCTCGATGGAAGTCACCTTCATCTTCTGCAACTGAGGAATGAGATCCTTGGCAGGAATACTTGCGTTGACGGTTGCGGTCGGACCCAGCCCGATATCTGCAGTCGCCCCGTACCCGAGCGTGTCTTGAGATGTCATGCCATCTCTCAGGAAGACAAGGTGAAATCCGCCTCCGCCCATGCCTCGTCGTAGTGCCAGCGTTACCCCGGGGGCTGAAGGCGAGCCGGCATTGAAGTAGTGGGTGTAACCAATTCCGGGAATCCGGCCCCATGCCGGCGATGACAGCGATACGCCGTCTGGCCAGCGGGATATCCCCCGCGGCCATTGAATTCTGCCGGATTCTTCGGCCATTGTTCCCTCTTTGATTGAAGCCTTCGTTGGTGTGCATTATCTCTCACCGTAGACATCGAGTCCGCGGTGCCGCTTTCGCCGCGGCAGTCGCTGGCGGCGGTCAGGCTGAATGCAACGAAAACAAACTTGCGAGTTCAAATGAACTACATCGTTGTCGGTGCTATTGTGGTTTGGTTTGGCGGGATGTTTTTCCTCGTTGGACTGATCCTGAATGACATCCGCTTGATATACAACAACATCGATCCAGCCGCACAATCCGCGGGACCTGCGCCCGTGCGGGATCGCTGGCTGGGACGAGTCTTGGACGCGGTGCCTTTCGATGGGCAAGGTCTCGGCTTCGCGGCATTCATGCTTGTGATCAACCGCTTTATCGACCTCGATCGTTTTGGCGATACGCGGATCACCAAGGTCGATCCTGCCTTACTGACCGAGGCCGGCGCTGTTCATCTCAGGAAAGCGAGACGCCACGAATGGATTGCGCTGGTTTGGATGATCACAGGCGTCATATTGATGGTATGGGCCTCACCATGAAGGCGTCCTGGCCCGAACCACCCCCACATTGTCAGCTGGTCGCCTCTGTTCTCTACGGCGCTTCGAGCACGCTATGCGCGGTATGCGCGACGATCTTCATTGCACCATTCGATTCTCCGACCGCCTGCACCAGCAGTGCAAACTGGTCGTCGGTCAGGCCGTAGTAGGTCTCGCGGCTCTTCTCCTCGCGCTCCTCCCACCACACCTTCACGATGCCGACCTTGGAGAGCAGGGCGTCCTTGATGAAGGAATAGAGGATCATGAAGCCAGGGTTCTGCTGCATGAAAACATGATTGACGTAGTCGGTCTCCTGTTGCGCCGCCGCCTCGTCTTCGGGGCCGACCGGCTCAAAGCGCACGACCTCGTCGGAGCCGGCAAAGATATCCATCAGATGCGGCATCAGGCCCTCGATGGTGTCTGCGACGTCGGTCGAGACCGCACGCGACCGGCCGTCCGGCGCCGGCATGTCCTTGCGCATGTCGCCGAGATAATAGTCCATCGCATCGGCGCGCTCTTCCATCAGTCGCGCGGCGGAGATCGCGGCCAGCGCGTTGGCCTTCTCGGAGGCGAGCATCGCCTTGAGATCGGAGGTCGACATTTTGGACATGGGCAAGCGGACTCGGTTTGAGATTAC